AAAATAAATATAAGGAGGTTATCTTATGAAAAAGATAACGCAACTAAACCTTGGTACCTGGTTCAAGGTGCCCAACCCCGGTTTACGGGCTTATCTCAGCCACACCGATCAAGGTAGTGACGAGATTATCAGAACTCCCTTCTGGGATAGCGAAGATCCTCAGAAAGTTGTGGAACGTTGGAGCGATCTGCTTCTTAGCTACCACGTGGATAGTAAGATGCCTGGTCTGGAAGCATTTGAGCTCGAAATGCGTTCCAAGATTGGCCCTCTTTCTGTTCAATTGCCCCTGTCGGATCGGATAGACAATATTGAACAGTACTATACGGCCATAACCAAGCTGCGAAGGCCCATCGATGAAAGGGCAATTCAAGCGATGGAGCAAACTCTACGCCCTGTGAGAGGAATTAGGCTCCGGTCCCAGGAGCGCACAGTGGAGCAAATGCGCAAGTCAACCAATAGTGGAGCACCGTACTTCACTAAACGAAGGCTTGTTGTAGAGAAGACCATTCCTTGCGTCTGCACACAAGATGGAGATGAGACACGAATTTGGTTAGCTAAAGGTACTAACGATTCACGAGTCTTACCAACTTGTGCGGTTTTGGGATGGCGAGGTCAAGAGGGCGGACCTGAGAAGGGTGATGTTAAGCAGCGCGTAGTATTTATGTTTCCCTTCTCTGTAAATGTGAACGAACTCCAGTTCTATCAGCCCGCTATTGAAGCATGGCAGAAATGCAACATTAATTCCGCTTACATATCAATGAGAGCGGTGGAAGTGAAGTTGACTAATCTGTTTAACACTAAAGGCGACAATTATGTAGTTGTAACAGATTTCTCCAAGTTCGACCAACACTTCAACAGTGTATTACAGGATGCAGCGCGCAAGTTGATTGAATATCAATTGGGACATGAGTCAGGGTGGAACCAAGAAACCTATAATTGGTTGACCGATGTGTTTCCAATTAAGTTCAGGATACCCCTGCTTTGCAGCTCAAACCTTATGTATACAGGTGAGCATGGGATGGGATCTGGATCCGGTGGCACTAACTTCGATGAATGTTGTGCGCATGGCGCGATGCAACACGAGGTTGCTATCCTTCAGGGTAAGACGCTGAACCCTTATAGCAACGCTTACGGAGACGACGGCTACCTATCTTACGAAGGGATAGATGTCGACGATGTAATATCAACTTACATGTCGCACGGAATGGAAATGAATCCATCCAAACAGTGGGTTGATAAACATTCGGCAGTATACCTGCGTCGGTACTTTCACGACTCCTATCGTGATAGTCAAGGTATAATGTTGGGGGTATACTCGACTTTCCGCGCTTTGGGAAGGTTGCTATACCAAGAGCGATATTATGACCCAGAGGTATGGTCGGGTGAAATGGTCACACTCAGAGCTTTATCCATCCTCGAAAACTGCAAGAATAGCCCAATTTTTCATGAATTTGTGCAGTTCGTAATTAAGGGAGATAAGTATCGTTTAGGGTTGGCGATACCAGGTTTTCTTGATAGTCTTACCACCAAGGTCAAGAAAGCTAACGAGATGATCCCAGATTTCCTTGGATATACTAAAACATTGCAGAAGGACGATGCTAGTGGTATCCAAAATTGGGAAGTAGTAAAATACTTGAAATCCTTAGCGTAAATTCGTGGTGGTGAAGTAAGCCATTTG